TAAATGTTACATCATCCGCTATATCAGCGTATTTCACTAAAACTTCATGGGCATATTTAATCGAGTCAATAACACTGTTTAAGTGATCATTTTTTATATAATGCTCATATATCCCTTTACTTGTTATCTCTGCATTGACTTTTGAAGCAACCATTATTGGTACTAGACCATAGTAACTAACTCTTATATCTACACCAACGGCTAATGCTGCGACTGAATCACTTGTTGAAATTGTATTGGAGTCATATGTCCAGAACCAATCGAAATCATCTTCACTGTCAATTCCTCTTACTCCTACTGTTTTATTGACAAATCCAGCACCGACATCCACTTCTATCTGAGGAGTTTTGGCAACTGGAAATTTTAGTGTGAATGATTTTATAATTCCGTCTGGAGAAGGGGAAGGTATTTCATCTTCTCGATAATTTGTAATTTTATTATTTCCCCGAACAAATTGATAATTTCTATAATTAGCCATGCTTCTATGTCTTTTAAATTCGTCAAACTGAAAAGCTCCTGTAAGATTATCGAATTTTGACGAATTTGTAACATAGCCAATTGTATAGAAATTTAACTTTTTATCTTTATCGATATTCCATATGTAGTTTCCATACTTGGATAATATATCCAGACATTCATATATATTTATATAATTAAATATTTGTAGGGATATTGTTGCCAAACCGACTTCTATTATTCCTTCTCTAATTCCAAAATCGTAATATGTATCTACTATATTACCAAGATATCTACTTATTAAATCTTTTACAATGTAGTCTATAGTCTTGTTTTCATATGATATTCGAGCCAAAGCCCTTGTCGTTAATACTGTATAATCTTCTATTTTTAAATCATAATAAACTATATTCTGGATATCTTCATAATCATTTATATCGATTATCACGCCACCCCAAAGCAAGGTAGTTCCATCAGCTTCAAATAACTGTATCTCTTTTCCAGTCTCGATTGTGGCACTTCTAGAGTCTGTAATTTTACAGCTCATTGATGAGCGGCATGTTATTCTTTCCTCTATGCTCCAAGATGGATCCATAATTATTTCATGCCCACAAACCCCTGTATTATTATTATCTATTTTAAGCACTTGAGCCATTTTTTTAATAACTCCTCTTTACATTAAGCATTTGCTGTAATCTTCTTATAGTTGGATTCATCATCTTGTCAACATCCTGATCGTTAAAAAATTTAGGATTATTAATCTGTAATATTATTTTTTCACCTGTACTATTAACATTATTTTTCCTAGCACCTGCATTAAATCCAATGTTTGCTGATACACTGTCAAAACTTAAATCTCCTGCAATTTTTCTTACTGAATCCTGCAATAATGCTCTTTTACCTAACATTGTTTCGGATAACATTTTCATCAAATTAGGTCCCCATTTATCAGAATTTTTTCCCGGACCTTCTTTGGTTGGTGATTCCCATCCGATAAAATCGCCTATTATTCCAGCACCTTTCGAGACTACATTTTTTAAATCACCAAGTTTTGATTTAATACCATCTATTAATCCACTAATTAAGTTAGCTCCTGAATTAAACATTGTTTTTGGCAGGGCTTTTATTGGATTTACTATATATCCAACTATATTTTTTATACTGCCTTTTAAGGATGGTATTATATTATTTACACCACTTATAATTCTTTTTATTAGCTCTCTTCCAGTTGCTAAAGCAACAACAAAAGCCACTTTTCCAGCTCCAACCAAAACATCAACTATAAGCTTTCCAAGTTTATCCATGAATTCGCTTTTCTTTTCTCTATTGCCATCAGCTACTTTAGTAATCATGCTTCTTCCAGAACTTTTGATTATATGCTTTTTTGGCATTTCAGTAAACCAGTTTTGGATAGTACTCCACCATCCATCAAGTTTTTCGTTTATCATTTTTTTTGCATTATCAAATGAAGTTCTTAACGATTTCCATGTTTTGTTGAATCCGTTTTCAAATCTTCCAGGCATAGCAACGAACCATGAATTTATAGCTCCCCACCAACCATTTAATTTTTCAGAAATAGTCACTTTTATCTCTTCAAATTTTTGACTAATTTTAACTTTCCAAGCTGCAAACCACTCATTAAAACGTGTAGGAATACCCGCAAACCATAAGCGCATAGCTTCCATCCAGCCATTTAGCTTTTGCGATATATTTGTTTTTATTTCTTCAAATTTTTCGCTCATTCTAATTTTCCAAGCTGCGAACCACTCGTTAAAACGTGTAGGAATGTTTGTAAACCATGATTGTAAAGCATTGCCCCATTCTGTATATTGTCTTATATTTTCTCGATTTTGCTCTTCTAGCCAATTAACAATAGTATTCTTCCAAGCAATTAACCAACTTTTTGTTCGCTCAGGAAGTGTAGTAAACCAATTTCTAATAGCTGCTTCCCACTCATTTAACTTATTAATTATAGCCGTTTTAATTTCAGTAAATTTATTAGTTATACCTGTCTTAGTTTCATTAAACTTTTTAATAATTCCTAGTCTAATTTCTTCAAACTTGTTAATTGTAACTGTCTTGATTTCAGTAAATTCCTTAACGAATGTCTCTTTAAGTTCTGTTATTTTAGGTTTAACTTTTTTAACAAATTCAGCAAATTTATCAGCTGTTTCGAAGAGTTTTATGCCAAGATCAATAAGTATTTCGATAACTTTCATTATTTCGTGCCTATGATCATAAAGCCATTTTGTCACATCTTTTACCTTGTCGATTAAGAAATTAAAAGCTTTTATAAGACCTACTTTTATTTTTTCAGCAAGAATTACAATTCTGTCTTTCAATTCTATTACCTTTTCAATAAATGCTTTAGCTTCTTCTTTTGAATATCCAAATTTCTTAACTAATATATCTAAAGCTTTGTTTGTATCACCTTTTATGATACTTACAAATATTTGTATAATGTTTTTTATGCCCTCAAAAGCTAATTTTAAAAGACCTGCTTTGGCTGCTACAATTATCATAACTGTAATTAATGCTGCCCATTCAACGACAACGACTCCGATAACTCCAACAACTATAAGTATAGGAGCGGATAAAGCACCGATTATAGTAACTAAAGACCCAACCATAGAAATAAGTGTACCTAAAACAACTAATAATGGGCCAATTGCAGCAGCAAAAAGACCAACTACTATTACAACTTTTTGGGAATGTGTATTAAGAGTAGTAAATTTGCTTGCCCATTTATCGACAACTTTTAACAATTTTTCTGCATAAGGAAGGAGTATTGTTCCAATTTTTGTTCCAAGCTCGGTCAATCTTCCCTGAATCATTCTTAATTTATTTGCAAATCCTTCACTGGTTCTTGCAAAGTCTCCATGTGAATCGGCAGTAACTTTCATTAAATAATTATATCTTAACTGGGTTTGTTCAGCTTGCTTCATTTCTTTCCAAGGTTTTTTAATGCCTACAGATAAGGCATAGGCTTCCATATTAGCTACAGACATGTTTATTCCTAGTGCTTTTAGAGGTTCTGTCTCTCCGCCTATTCCTGACCTTATTTTTTCCCAAGTTTCTTCATGACTAAGATTATAAAAACTTGACATATCACCAGTTAATTCGACAAGACCTTGAGCCATATCTTTACTTGCTTTTGTAGACAATCCAGAACTTTTCAGCATAGCACCCATAGAGCCGACATATTTCATTGCTTCCAACTGCACTACTCCAAATTTATCATTAAGAGTCTTAGACCAGTCCGTAACTTCTTTTGCAGACTTTCCGAAAGTAACATTTACGACATTTGCCGACTCTGCCAAATCAGATGCAAGCGAAATAGATTTTCCTAGAGCTGCAACGATAGGTAATGTCATTCCTAGGGTTAGCATTTTACCAGCATTGCTTATTCCTTGCCCAGCCCTTTTCATTTCATTTCCTAATTTTGTAATGTTTTCTCTAAAATTTCCAGTTGTTCTAATTGTTCTTTCTTCTCCGTCAGCAAGTCGCCTTACCTCTGCATCTAATTCTTCAATTGTTCCAGAAAATCCATTTGCTGTTAAGTCGGCTCTAATAAAAGCTTCGTTCATTCTTCTAGTTTCTGCTGCTGTACGCCTTGATCTGCTTTCCACATTTCCTAGCGTGGATAATGCATTTGCTGCATCCACAATGATGTTTCCAGCCATCCTAAATAATTCAAAAGCCATCTATTTCACCTTCTTACCTACATCATTTTTTGGAGCTAATCTTCTAATTGCTTCTTGTGCGAATTTTCTTGATTGTTCAAAGTCGATTTTTACTTTTTCATTGGATCTACTTTTTATTGTTGCACCAGATAGCAATTTATTTTTATAAGATTCAAAATTAAGAAAATTATCTTTATCCATTCCCTGAATTTCTATTAACCATCTTTGCCAAATTCTTTCATCAAGCTGCTTTTCTAAAGCTACTCTTATCATTGCTCCTGACTCTTTATAGTTCATACTTAAAATTAATTCGGGGCTATTGTATCTACTGTAGATAAGATCTCGTTGTTCTGCTTCTTTGATGGAAACAGATTCATAAAAAAATCTTTTTCATTATCAAAAAGATTCCACCATAATTTTATTTCGTTCTGGTATCCAATTTTCTCAATTTCCTCTATTTCTACTCCAAAAGCCGATGCGATAAATGCAAGACTTTCAGTTTCTGCCTTGTATATCTTGCCTAATATATCACTAAAAACAGTTACCGCAGTTGCTAAATTTCCGAAATTATCGTCTAAATCTGGTTTTATTCCTATCATTCCAATGATTCGACTTAACATAAATACATGTTTTCTATTTAAATTATACTTATATTCTTTACCATTTATTACAAGTTCTTTTTTTACTTCTTCAGTATTTGTTGTTTCAATTTCCACTTTTTAACCCACCTTATATAAATTATATTCGCCTATCAATTGTGCTTTAATCAGACTTTCTTCCTGTGCTGTTATGTCTCCAATAGTTTCAATTCTTCCAGACATGTGTATTGATTCATCTTCATAATTAATAAAATCTAAAACATCAATTAAATCATCTATTTTTTGTTGAAATCCAATTTGATTAATGTCTACGTCCCATAGGTCAACTGTCAATTCGAGTATCATTCCAGGATAATTGTCTCTAAAAAATAAAGAATAAACAGCAAAAGGATAATCAACATCATTCAAAGGTAGCTGATTAAAGCACCTTGGAAACACTTGTTTTATTAAATTAGTTATTGCAATTTTTGTTGAATAAGTTCGATTTTTTGTTGACATTACATACCTCGCTTAAATGCTTGTTTTGCCATTAATGCTACTCTTCCTATATTAGCCTGCATTGCATATCTTATAAACGGTCTAGCTCTCATTCTACGAGTTCCCTCGTGAACGTATATCGCATACTCCGCATTATTACCCAGTGTTAGAAAATTTTGTGTCCCCATTTTTGATAAATAATATTTTGTCTTGCTTCTCAAATATCCAGTATCGACAGGACAACGATTCTTTGCCTCATTGACCAAGAATTCTCCAATACTTTTTAATGCTTCCCAGCTACATAATTCTATCCACTTTTTTGCTCTATCAAAGTTATTAACTGTCATGTTAACGTTATAGCTACGATTTGAAGTGACATTAGTCCTATATGCCATATTATCACCTAATTTATATAATCAATATATGTCAATTCGACCTTATAATGATGATTTCTGTTCATTGTATTTTTTGGTATTCCATTAATAGTGTAAATTTTCCCATCAGTATCTTTTAATCGATATTCTGGTTGTAAATATTCTGTTGATTTATCTGAATATTCAAAATAGCCTTTATATTCAGATTGTTCGCCTTCTCTACCTGCTGAATTAGTCTGATATTTTGAATTACAATTGATTACACCATTTAAAGTCGCTATTACATTCCATTGTTTGTCACGACCTCCGATTTGATTTGTTGTTCCTACTTGCTGCAATATTTTTATTTCTCTAAAATACTTATCAATTGACATGTTTCCCTCACATAAAAAAAGGACTGGTTTCCCAATCCCTTTTTAATCTTCCATTCTTATCTCCCAAGGTGGAGTTGTAGGTGTTGACTTGTCATAATGGCCTGTGAATTTTGTATTATTTACAATTGTTTCTTTGTCTTTTATAGCAAATTCAATCTTTCCATCACCCAAGGCATCTTTTACATATAATAAACCGTATTTACCATCATCACGAACTCCCGCCCAAACTACATTGTCATGATAGTCACCTGCTGCAATTGCTAAATCTCCTGTAATTTTATGATATGTTCCTTCATCTGTTACGACACAACCAGCGTAACAATCCTCTAGATTTTGCCAGCTTAATTCTAATAATTCAAATTCAAGCATAGACACTTCTTGAGTAATGTATTTATTTCCTTTAGTTGGGCCATACATGCCATTATAATCAACATGCTTAAATTCTCTATCTACATTAAATTTAATATCGCCTCTTGTTGCTCCTATTTCTCTTTGTGTAGCAAGTCCAAAGTTTTTATATAAAATCCCCGTCCCATGCCATGTGTTAGTAGCAGTATTGACCGCTGGTTTAATTGCTTGACTCATCTAATCACCTCCTATGCTAGTTTATAAACCGCTGCTGTGACATTTGTTGCTTCGGAAATCGTAAATGTTACATAACCAGTGGAAGAAGCGTTAAACCGATAAGTAGGAAATGGGCCGATAAAATAATCGTCTCCGTCCGGAACTGCTACCGTCACCGCGTGTGTTCCTCCTTGGTCACATTCTTGCGGGCTGGCAATAACTACATTTATACTACCACCTGCTGCTGTATTGATGATATGCAGTACACTTTTGCCATCATTAACAAAATAACCACCTTCAACTGCTAAGGTAGTGTAATTTGCTGCCTTTGATAACATTTCTTTGCCTGTGTAATCTACTTCTATTGGTGTTAATTGCTGTATAGCCATATTATACTACCTCCTATGTTAATTTAAACGCACATGCTGTAATATCAGCGAATGCGCTCAGTCTTATTGTACATTTTCCGCTATCTTGAGCATTGAAAATGTGTGTTGGAAATGGGCCAACAATCCAGTCATCCCCAAACGGTATTACTACAGCTACATCATGAACGCTAGTCCCGCCTAAATCACAAGGTCTAGGAACGTCTACAGTCGCCGTCAATGCTACAGCTCCACTATCATTTTTTATGTTAACAAATGTTTTTCCATCATTAACAAACTCAAATCCGTCAACTGCTGTTGCTGCTGAGTAATCGGCTGTGTCGCTATACGCTTCAACTCCGCTAAAGCTGACTTCTTTCGCTGTCAAAACTACTACTGCCATGTTATCACCTCGTTTTTAATAATCATCTATATTAATTTCTTCCAGATAAAACTTTTTAAATCTGTTCAATTTCGACATAATACTTCTAGGAAATCCATCAACCATTTCTTCGTCATCAAATGTCACAGAATAATCATCTATTTTTTCAGACTTAATGAATGGATCATGATTTGCAATCAAGAATTTTATCATTTGTGCTGCTGTTAATTTCAATGATTTTGGATAGTTTGCTCTAAAAATTATTATGCTATTATCTACCGTTTCATTTATAATATCAATCTCAGATACGACTATTTTAGTGCTGTTTACAGTATCTATTTTTGCACAACCATTGTTCCTAGCACTTTCATAAATTCTTATATAGTCACCTGCAACAAATTCCCCTGCCAGCTCAGTTATGGTTATAGAGCTATCAGTATTTGCGAAGGTTACATTTTCAGATGTAATGTATATATCTTCATCTAAAAAATGGTTTTTGCAATGGTCGCAAATAGTATTTATTACAAGTGGTATATTAAAAGTTATGAATGTATCCCAGTCTGTATTTGAGATTTGTAATAATGTTTTTACTTCTGTTAGAGTAATCATATTTTCCCCTCATACTCTTTTATTTTTGCTCTACATTTCTGTTTTTCTTCATCTGTTAAAGCTACTATTAGCCTTCTTTTCCATCTTCTTAAAGGTTCTAATTTAGGACTAACTAATAGACCTGCTTTTATTTGTTTTGCTGTATATTGCATCAGGCTACATCACCAACTTTGCTGATTTCAGTAATAAAATGTTTGCAATTTGGATGGAATAAAGTACTATTGTCAAGCTCTTCACCTGTCAAAATTTTACCCTCGAATGGTATACATAAATCACAAATAGTCCCATGATCTGATACTTGGAATAGGTTGTTTTTAGCCTGTTCCCTAACTGACATCCTGTATAATTGATTGTTGACATGGACTGTATACATTCGGGAATAGGTTTCTATGTTCCATCTAGCACCATTTTTGGCTGTAAACCCTATTACTCCTGAATCTGCATAATCATTTAATAACTTTTGTATAAGAATATGGTCTTTTGTAGCCTTTATTTTAGCAAGTGTTAAATTATACTCTTTACCTGCTAAAATATACATATTTTGCATGTCTTGTTGATATTTTTTTATCAATTCCCTTGCCTGCGTGGATTTGTGGATGGATAAAAAATAATCCTCATTTGCTGCTAACAGACTTGGATTTTTTAACATCTTTCGGAATTGATATTTTTTCCCGGATGCTAAGTTTTTTAATGCTTCATCACTAATTTTTTCGTAGTATTTTATTGTGTTATTTAGCATTTAGCACCCTTTTTAAATTTCTTCTTGGATAAACCAATCTTGTGACCATTCATCCTCTAATTCCCAAGTTACGCCTTGGATAATATTGTTATCAGGTTTTGGAAATCCATACAAATATACTGTGTTATTTATTTGTGGATTCGCTGTTAATTGATTCGGTTCAGTCAAATAGCTCGCATCCGGATTGAGTAATTTTATATTTGTCTGAATTTTCGCTAATTCAGTTTGCGCGTTTTCTAAGCTTGTATATAATAACCACCACATGTTATCATCTCCTTTAAAATTTTGCTGCTAATTGAGTATAATTGTCATATATATTACTATTGAAGATTATTATTGATTTAATGTTGCCGTCATGAAAACTACTAGGGCCAAAACGCCCACCAACTATAAAAGTACTTTCATTGGTCAGAGTTCCATTTTTTGTAATAGCTCCAGTATTATTATTGCAAACACCTTTAAATTCATTAGTTCCTTTTCCAATCCATGAAAATAAAGTTTTATTATTTCCTGTCTCGTTTGCTGTTAAGTCGAGCGATGTCGTGTTTAATATTCGTGGTCTTGATGTTGCTAGATATCCAGCAATTTCAAATTGAATGGCAGTAAGTCTTTTTGCAAATACATAAGTATAATTTGGAGATGTTGCATTGTAATAATTGGAATATACAGTAAAAGGCGGTTCTGTAATCTGTATCAATGTATAATCAGTAACGCTCATATAATTACTACTAGCAGCAACAAACCGTAATCCATCAGTATTAAAAGCACCAGACTCAAATATAATCGACATATTAGCATAATTATTCTGTATAGCGTTATTCACCCCAGCCAACATACTGCCATTAACCCATGTCTTAACTTTCCCCGTTGTACCGCTACAAAATAAAGCAATAGCAATATAGTCAATGTATCCCAAGCTTCCTTTATACCCAAACCATGCTGTAGCATAGTCTGAACCTCTCATTATTTCAACACACTGACCTTTAAAATGCCTTGAAGACCTATAATAGCTGAAAAATGCAACACAGCTATCAACTGCACCCGGAATAAAGTCTAATCCATATTTTACTATTCCATTTTTCTTATTTACTCCTAATCCCCTACAAAGCATATTATCACTTCCCTTGATAGGCGATAACTGAGCCTGACGCTATTACTACTTGACTAAACCGTCCATATATTGTTGTTCCTGACTCAAATGCTATTGCTGTTATTCCCGTTGGTGCACCAGTACATGTAAGAACAGCATTGGTAACTATCTGAATTGCATTAAATATATATGTTGCAGCAGGTGTAATCGTTGCAGCTCCACTGTATACACCACCTAAATTACCCATCATGGCATCAGATACATTTTTTGTGTCTACATTTACAGGATTAGTTGTGCTTATATCGGCATCTGCAACCTGTAAATTAGCATTTGCACAAAAATTATCATGCGTGGCATTCCTTGCCTGTACCTTATTAGTTGTTCCATCTGTAGTCTGATCAATGCTTACCTTACCAATTAAAGCAGTTCCAGCACTTATGCCAACTTTTATAAATTTATTTGTGGCATCATAAACTCTTTTAAAATATTCTTCTATGTTCATTATTCCTCACCCTTTCGGGTTTTTATTTTTTTAGCACTTTCTATTGATTCTTCTTTTATTGTTTCATCTGCAATTTTAGCAGCTTCCATTAAATTATTATTTATTTCCTCTACAGCTATTTTATTTAATTCAGCCTGCATTTTTTCTTCTGCAATTCTTCTAGCTCTGTTGAAACTAGCTAATCCCATTTATTTCACCACCTACACTATATAGCCACCAGCTGCTATTGCTTCATACTCAACTATTACATCTAAGTCAACCGCTGTAGCTCCAGTTCCTTGAAGGTCAACAACAATAGTTTTTGTAGCCTTTAATACTGCTGCTCCTGAGTAAGATACCTGTTCATCATCTGCATTTAGACTTGCTGTAACTGCTGTTGCTGCACTGATAAACTCAACTTTTTGAGAAGCTCCACCCTTTACCGCTGCGCTCGTCATATCAGCTGTTGTTACACCATTAGCCCTTATTACAACCCTTTTTATCAAGCATGATTGGTCTGTAATAGTTCCAACCGTTGTTACTCCTGCGTTTGCTGCTGCTGTTATATTTTTAGTAAATATTTGAGTTTTTCCAGCTTGACGATTACATGCAGCACTAGGAGTTTCGATTTTATTTGCTTCTGTTTGAATATTAGCAAACCTTGTTACAGCTGTAACATTTGCAAAATCTCCAAGCAATGCGCCTAATTCGGCAGTACCACCAGCATTTACAATAGTTCCTATTACTGTTGTATCTGCAATTATTTGTTTAGCAAGTGCTACAATACTAGTTCCAGCTACTGTATCGGATTTTTTACCCACTACCTGATTTATAGTTGCATCTGTAGCTAAATCCTGAGTCGGAACATCCAATAAACCATCAATAGTAGCTATTGTGGCAGGCATTGTTGTTCCTGTATCTTCAAGAATTTGTTTCAATAGACCTATAATACTATTTCCTGCTGTTGTATCTGTTTTATTTCCTACAACATCTCTTAAATTAGTGTTATCTGCACTGTTTTGAGCTGGTAAGTTGTGGAATGTAACTAAACTTGCTACTTCTGGAACAACAGCCGCATTTATAATATCTACAACCGCCTTAATTGCTATAATGTCAGCTCCTACATCTGCTGCCGGAGTTCCTAACAATGCAATAATTTGTTTCGCAAGAGCTATTAAACTAGTTCCTGCTACTGTATCACTCTTATTTCCGACAACATCACTAATAACAACATTATCAGCTACATCCGCAACAGGTACATCATGAAAAGCGTCTATTACTGCTATTGCTGCCGATATTCCTGTTGTGCTTAATGCTGCCAAAGCCGAAGCCGAACCACCGGCAAACTCACTTCCGGCTTTTCCATCATAACCCACCGCATACCATGTCGAACCGCCAACAGTGTCGTCTACATCTAGCGAATATGCCACGCTTGACTCATTATAAAAATATCCGCTTACTAGAATGTTATGACAAGCATTATTCAAGAATTCAACAACTGCTGCACTAGATTTTCCATAGAAATCTACTTCTACTTCAACACTTGTACAACCATCTAATACAATTGCATTAGTTACGGCATCTCCAGCAATAAAGCCAATATATTTTAATTTTATTTTACCTTTATCAACCCCTGTAGCTGTAATGCCTATGTTGCTTTCTACTGCTGCGCTTGTATCCCTAATTTCGACATCTATATCGCAATAATCCCCTGTAATAGTTATTGCAGAGTTTAGCCCATCTAAAGCACCTATTATTATACAGTTTTTAAATACTACACTAGCAGCCGTAATAGGTATAGTAGCAGTTGCCAAAGTTCCAATTGTAATTTTAGGTCTATCATTTCCACTTCCAAGACCAATTACACTTACACCAGCTTTATCAAATGCAAGAGCTGTAGCTGTTGCTAGCGTTTCAGTATGTCCCGGCATCACAAATATTACATCACCATTATTTGCTGTTGCTATGCCTATTGCATAGTCAATTGTTGCGAAAGGCACTTCCGGAGTTTGCCCGC